AAATGGGAAGTGCATTATCTTTTTTTACCAGAGTGCGACCCACGAAAAGGTTCTTTCTTGATTATCGTACGAGCTGACTGTGACGCTGAATCCAAGATTATATATCGAAAATGCTTTTAATTCTTTTGGTTCTCCAGGAATAGATACACCTTTTTCATTATATGACAGAAATATAGCCTTTGGTGGATCGGCATGTTCTTTTAAAAAGTTTATAGAATTAACTTCATTTTCTGTTTTTGCTGTTCCGAATTCAATATCGTTAAAACCACGCTTACTATTTAATTGGTTTAAAGCCTGCAAAAGTGTCAGATTTCCCTGATCCAGAGTGAATGTCTGGGAGGTCAGATTTTGTAATATCTGTTTTGAGAGGTTTTCTAAGGTGATGATCCCACCTTCGTTGGTGTCTGGATCGGTGAAGATGAGTTTCTTTCCAGTTGGGATGGTTGTTACTTCCGGGAGGGTGTTGGCTGCTACGCTTTCTTCTGGTAATGACATAGTGTTTCCTTTCTGGCATGTGCCTTATGCATCTGTGCTGAAGCAGAGAGCTTTTCCACTCAGGGTGAGAGCTCCGATGCTTACTGTTAATAGTTGCTGTTTATAGGTTTCGAATCGTCCGACTACAACACCGCCAAATATGTAATTTTCATTATTTACGGTGATCGTATAGCCATATCCCAGGAAGGTTTCGCCGCTTTCTGTCTTTCTGGTCCAGCTATACCAGGTGGAAGGGTATTCTTTTGTTACTTCTCTGCCGTCTTTGTATACCACTGCTGTTAATGTTGTGGTCCCATCTCCGTTATCATGGTATCTGGCATTATAGATCAGGGAATTGTTTGTCAGGCCATGAAGGTCTGTCGTTACTTCTGACAGGTTTGCTTTGATGCCATCTATTCCTGTTTGGATATCTGCCACCTTATTATTGGTGGTTGTTATTGCCTCTTTTGCTTCATCTGCAGTATCCTGAGCTTTTTTGATATCTTCTGCCAATCCCTCTGCATCTGCAATGATTGCTACTGTCTGGGTGTCAAGCATCTGCACTCCTGTCGTATCATAAAGAGTACAGCGAATCAGATTTACATCAGGTCCTGTCGGTGTGTATATTTTCAGTGTTTCTGTTCCAGAAGAACCATAGGTAATGTTATAGGTTTTTCCGGAATCTTTGGATTCTTCTATCTGGAAAATCCCTGCATAGCTGCTTATCAGACCATTGTCATTTTTATATGCCGAGAAAGTCACACTGGATGGCAAAAGTGTTCTTCCATCCTTTTGTTTTCTCAGAACCAATGTGCTGGTCTGAATATTATAAGAAATACCGATCTTTCCATCTTTTGACTTGCTGATAGAAAAACGTTTTTTGATCCAGACACCATTATTTTTTATCGTCAGGATCTTTCCGCCAATCACTAATATTTCATCACCGAGCTGCAGGGCTTTTGATTCCAGGCCGTATTGTGCTTCGATATCTACATAACCGCTGTCAGTGGTCATGTCTGTTACCTGATAGGTCCGGGTTCTGGCATTCCAGGTACCAGTGATTCCTTCTGAAACTGTTACCCTCATTGCGTCAATGTGGTCTGAAACGTCTGTATCTCCCAGATATACTTTCATGGTTGTATGGCAGGTGCTATAATCCCCGCCGGTTCCATCCGGATTCGTATGAACTACATGCGCATCATTATCAAGTAATGCTCCGATCGCATCCAGTGTACTGATCCCGGATAATGTATCCAGTGCTTTTCTGGCTGTATCTGCCGCAGCGTCTGCAGTATCGCTGGCAGCCTTTGCAGTGCCGGTGGCACTATTGGCAGTTTCCTGCACGGTAGTAATATTTTTGCTGATCTGAGAGTATGCCTGGTTCAGATTCTGTCCGGAATCATCAAACCAGATCCGGCTGCTCTTGATCACCTGGGCACTGTTATTGATCTCCTTAAACAAGCTGTCAATGTCCAGCTTGGAAGCTGCGATATTCGCATTGTCTGAAATCATGCTGTCTACCACAACGCCATCTGCGATTGCGCCTTTTTGAACGCCGGCTGCATCAATCAAAATCCCTTTTCCAGTCTCATCGAACAGTGCAAAAGTAAAGTTCCCGGATGCATCTTTTCCTGCCTGCAGTCTCACCACGCCGTTGGCATCCTTCCACTGCTGGGTGGCTCCCTGTATCTGGATCCCGCCATCATCTGAGACGATCGTAAATTTATCCGTAGAAATAGTTCCCGCCAAAAGATCGGATATCGTGACCGTCTGCATTACTGCATTCCGGATCAGTGCCGAATCAATCACCGCATTCTGAGAAGTCAGGTGAATATTCTGTAGATCCCCCACTCCAGCATTTCCGGAAAGAAGTGTCTTGATATTGGCATAATTACCATCCAGAATGTCTATCTTTGCATTGGCCGCTTTAAACTGAGTAGCCGTCAGGTCCCTGAAGTTTCCTACATCCGCATTTAGTTTCTCGATATTTGCATTTGTTACATTCAGATTAGTGATTGTAGCATAGGTGATCTTGGCTGTATCTACATCCAGCTTATTGATCATTGCATGGTCTATCATTACCAGCTGGGCATAGTAGCGGTCCATTTCTTTTGTCTGCGGTCCTTTATAATCTGTATTGGTCTCTTCTTCAGATAAGCCAACCGCCTCGATCGTATGAGTCAGACCGCCGTCATATTCCCACTCCATTTTCATGACCGGAACTTTATAGGAATCTCCGTTCAGGTCCTCTACTGTTATGATATCCCAGGGATCCAGACGCGGATCTCCCAGAAGCTTCAGATTACCCGGCATATAAGAAAACCTGCTAAGGGCAGAAAAGATATTGTTTAATGCCTCTTCTGTCATGAATGGATTGGAAAAGCTTACTGTTCTTTCTCCGCTTCCAGCTGATATGGAACTGCTGTTTCCCTCTTCGTCCTTTCCTGTATAGCAGGTCATTTTCTCTATGCTAAACAGATATTCATTGTGTTCGAAATTGTCCCAGTAACGCCCTGTTCCAGCTTTGTAATCGCTGTCTATATAAGTATGTATCTCTATCTGTCCCTGCCGGTTACAGATGGCAAATCCGCCATACATCTGTGCCACATAGGAAAGAACCTCACGGCAGGAGTATCCCTTAGGATTTGCCATTGCTATTGCATCCAGTCCATCTGTTGCTACTGATACACGTGTGATTTCTGTAATACGTTTCAATATTGATACTGTATCCGTATTATCCGGAAGGCTAGAGGAAAACGGCATTTCCAGCTTCATCATGCGGTCATAAGCCGTAAATTCAATCTGTTCTTCTGTCTTTTTGGGCTTTCCAGCCGTAAAATATCCGATCGGAATGTATTCTGTCAGCCCATCCACGTCCATACCAAGCTGTAGAAGGAATTCATGATTTTCAATTGCGCCGGCGCAATCCGGGATTATTACGGTTACATACTGTGATATGACAGATCCCAGGGAAAAATCATCTTCTCCTTCAGAACCGCCCGTAAACTTGATGCTTTTTGCATCTGTAATACTGATATCGTCATATGTGATCAGACTCTTGAATGTTCGGGAATCCTGCTGTATCAGGTTTCCAAAGGCTTCTGTTGACTGATACATACAGGCACCTCCTTTACTCTGTCATGAATTCCAGAGCTGTCAGCTCTTCTATAGTCAGTGCATCATATCTGGGATCATCACATTTTTCCAGGATATCAACCGTAACCTTCTGGATCTCCACTTCTGTTTCGATTTTCAGAAGTTCTTCGATATCTTTGGCGTATCCTTCCTGGTCTGGGATTACATAGCAGTCATCATTTACCAGATACTGCCCGTTTTCATCTTTCTGTGCATATCGGCTCAGTATATCCTCTCTTTCTGCAGAATAGGCTTCGGATGCCGCTCTAACTGCAGATACGTTCTTTTTTACTGCATATCCCAGTTTTACAGGAAGTTTCTTTATTTTCATTTCCGCATAAGTATTCAGGAATGAAAGGATCTGACTATTTCTGAGTTTCATCTGTCGGTTCCTCCTCTGTTGTATTGTCTGTCTGTTCCTCTGAAATAGAGTCCTGCATTTCCCATACGGTCTCCTGGAATGCTGCTACCTGCGCGCGAATCTCTTTTTTGTTCTTATTGAAAGCATCCTTGTCCTGAATGGACTGGGTAATCCTGTCGTTCCCGCCGTTTGTAGAAATCTCCGCAAAGAGGCTCATTGCGATCTTGTCGTCTACTTTAATTGTTCCATTTGCCGTTAAGCTCTTATTAATTGTCAGTTCTGCTGCCATATTTCTTTTTCTCCTATTTCTGAATTACACTTACCGATGCGCTTTTATAATAAAATATCCCATCGCCAAGCCAGCCTAGCTGTTCTTTTGACAAAGTTCCGCGATAGGAACTGATTGTCAGGTCAATACCATCATCGTGGAACGAAAATGGAAAGTACCCTGCGGTCAGGACGTTCTTGATTATTACAAGTTCCGATTCTGTAAGTACTCCCCATTTGATTGATATGTTCTTTTTTTGCGCTATTACATCACCGATCATCTCACCGGAAGCAGACCTTCCGGTGTTTGATGACCATATAATTTCGTCGTTTACTGTTATCTCTGTAGGTGCAGGAAGCGTAGTATTTCCTGACCATAATATTCTCTTAGCCATACACGCCTCCTTAGTAAATCAGTTCTGATTTTCCCTTTGCTTTTGTATTCTGGTTCGTTTTTTCAATGAAATATTTCCGCAGTGTTTCCGGATCCAGACTTACTATTGGAAAATCTTTCGGCATATTTTTGATCAGATCTATCAATTCCTGCAGTAATCTTGCGGCATCTCCTCCGGATAATTCAGCTGCTGCCCTTGCCATTTCCAGCATCTTTCCTTCAGGAGCTACAACTTCTCCCTGGTGTTTATTATCTCCGATCATCGCAAGCTGCGGTGTATTTGGTTTTACATAACCGCCATTTGCCAGAAATGGGATTGTTCCTATCTGCGGAATACTGAATCCATTAAATCCCCACCAGTTTCCACCAATTCCAGGAACCCAGCTTGGAACTGTAATGCGGAAACGGATGTTATTAACCCTGGAGATCATTGCATTTACAATTCCCAGTACTCCATTAAATGCACTGATAATGGCATTGATAGGAATTTTTGCAATATCTGCCAGCCCTTCAAATGCGCCCCTGAAAATATCACGTATTCCTTCCCAGGCTTTCTTCCAATTCCCTGAAAAAGTACCATCTATAAATTTGATCACTCCACCAAAGACAGTTTTTATATCTTCCCAGATTTTTTTTATGTTCTCAAAGAAATTATCAAGAGTCTTTTTAAGAGTATTAAATCCTTTGGTCCAGTCTGTTTTGAATGTTCCTTTGAAAAAATCAATAAATGGCTGAAATACATATTTCTTAATATTTTCAAAAATAGCCTTTGCAATCGTGTGGAATCCTTTTAGGATTTCTTCAATACCCTTCCAGCACTTATCAAAGTCTCCGGTAAAGGCACCTGTACAAAAATCAAGAAATCCTCCTAAAATATCAGTTATTCCTTTTATCACGTCTCCTGCAAGAGCCAGGAAATCAAGGAATTGATCTCCAAGGTTCTTTATGATCGGGCCAAGGACAGGCATAATATTTTTGATTATCCATTCAATCAAAGGAACTAATAATGTTTCCCATAATGCCTGTAGATTTTCAAAGACTTTTCCAAGTAGTTCCAGAATTCCATTTATAGCGGGCTGTATATGCTCCTGCCATACTGTACTGAATTTATCTGCCAGATAATCAAGTATTGGTGATATATAGGTGTTATAGGCATCTAAGAAAGTTCCAAGAATATCGGATATTCCCTGCGTGATGGAATCTACGAATGGCTTAAAATATTCATCGTATACCTGATTCAGTTTATCGAAACTATCCGTCACGCTTTGTGCAAGCGTGTCAAATACTATTCTGCATTGTCTTAGCAGATTCTCTAAGGTTTCTTTGATTTTATCTGTATTCTGGACAATAGGCACTGTGCAAAGTTCGTTGAGATCCCGCACAAATTTAACAGCCAGATCAGCTGCCCCAAGAAATCCATCTGCAAATATCTGGATAATATCTCCGGTAATGGCTTTGGCATCATCTCCTGAAAAAGCATCAAAGATATCTGCAAGTGCAACTGCATAATCGCCCCAAAGCTTCGCAATCTCTCCAGTTGCATCAAAGATCGAAACAATCCTCTTTTTAATATAATTCTTGCTCTTTGAAAGGTATTTATCGACACCACCAAGCAGGTTGTCTGCCATTGTTAAGCCAATTCTAGTTACTGCACCAGCTGTTTTTCCCAATGCAAGGGCTATGTTATCTGCACAACGATTCGCTGCAGATACAACCTCCGGATCTGTAAATATCTCTTTCAGATTTTTTCCTATGTTTTTCAGGCTTCTGTTGATCGAATCAATCTTTTTGCCTGAATCGCCAAATCCAATCTGGAAACCTTTCTTAAACAGTCCTGCCAATTCCTTGCATCTTTTAAGGAGCGAATCCAGTTTTTTATTGGTTTTGTCAATTACCGTATCGCCTTCTGCAAGTTTTCCAAAATCAGTAGCATCTCCTAAGCTGACTGTTCCCGTTCCTTTGGGATTTGAAGTTGTTGTACTGTCTTTTTTATCCAGCCTATTGATCTGGTCGAATCCCATCAGGGATCTCAGTTGTTTTGCTGCTTTTTTTGCAGCTGTCCCTACCTTATTTGTCGATTCACTAAGATTATCCGCTGCGCCAGATGCACTCTGCAGGCTGTCTTCTGCGGTACCTGCCTCATCAGATAAATTTGATATCGGAGACTCTACTGTACTCGATCCACTGGATTTCTGCCCGGTTATCAATTCTGTAAAACTTTTAAATGCATTGGCCAAAGTGACAAGTCTGCCAATCAATGTATTGACCGCTTTAATAATCGGTGTGAACAGATTTATCAGGCCCTGTCCGATCGTAGCTTTCAGTGAATCGAACTGTAGCTGTAAAATACGTACCTGGTTCGCCCAGCTCCCGGATGTTCTTGCAAAGTCTCCTTGTGCTGCTGATAATTGATCCTGTACAAATGCATAACGGAGAGCTACTTTCTCAGCTTCTGTCATCTTTGAAGTAGTCTTTCCAAATCCATTTGCTAATGCGTAACTGTCAAGAGCTGTCTGGGTCATTACGACACCCAGGTCCTTTAAGGATTCTGTTTCTCCGGTAAATACAGATTTGATCTTTGTATATGCTTCATCCTGGCTCAGATTATAGAATGATGCTACATCTCCGGCTAAGCCCGTCAGCGTGGAACCCATATCATAAGCCTGTTCTTCAGTAAAACCAAAGGCTTTTGCCATAGCTCCAAAAGTACCTGTGTACTGTTTCGCCATGGTTTCAGACAGACCAAAGCTTTGAGCTGCTGACTTGGCAAATTTGTCAACCTTGGCCGTCATGTTCGGAAATGTAACATCTACGACGTTCTGAACTTCTGCCAAGTCAGATCCAAGTTCCAAGCACTGTTTTCCAAAACTAACCAGCTTTTTTATTCCAAAAGCCGCCGTCAATGCAGCTCCGGCTTTTTTAGCCAGACCTGTAATGCCTTGCATCTGGGATTCGAATTGATTTTTATTCACTACCAGGTCAAGTCCGATCTGACCTATACTTGTTGCCATAATACCACCTGCCTCTGTCATGAGGACATCGGCACAATGGCACTACTTGTCCTGGTTGATTCTTATCTCAAATTCTTTCTTGCAGTGCCTTGCCTGGCACTTAAAAAATACGCCCCGGCATTTTGCATCCGGAGCGTACTGTACTTTCTGTTCGTGTCCACAATAAGGACACTTTACTTTTAACTTTTCAATTTCTAACCACCTCCAAGTCCGGCCATATGCATGAACATATTTTTAAATTCATTCATAGCCGTATTCATTTCACTCTTACTCATCGTTTGAGCTAATCTTCTGGCTCTTTTACTTCGCCAGGCATTTCTGATCTGATGCTGTTCTTTCGTAAAAGTTTTTAGTATTTCTTTATCCTCTTCTGCGCGAATCGCTACAATTCTTCCAAGCGCTGTTTCTGGTCCAAGTCCGATCAAAAAATCCCTGAATTCTTCCCATTTCATTCCCGCTGGAAGTTCCCGGGATAAACGAATCCCGTACTGTGACTGGAAAGAAGATATGATCAAATCAAAGTCTTCTATCAGGTCATAGTACGGGTCACTACTCTCCCTGTTCGTTTTCTCCCATTACCAAAGACATTGCAGACTGCACAATTGTCATCAGGGATTTTGCAGATAATTTCTTTCCGCTTTTCTTAAGGTTACAAATAGCATCTACATCTTCAGGTTTAAAAATAAGGTTTAACGCTTCTCCTACTGCTTCGAGGTCTCCCTTTTCAGCGAATACTCCCATCAGCCGGAGCATGGTTTCTGCATCCGCGTTTACTTCTACTTCAAGTGTTCCGATCTCCATAACTGGATTCTCTTCAAAATCCAATTTATCTGTAATATTGATTCTTTTTGCCATTATTTTCTTCCTTTCCGCTCGAAAACCTGAGGTTATACTGCTGGTGTTACAGTCGGTTTTCCGTTGCTGATAATGTCTACTTCAAGTGCACCTACGTTTGTAGCATCGCCGCCACCGCAGTTTTTCACATCAAATACTGCATTATCCCAGGAAATTGTAGTCCCATCCGGCAATCCCCACTCAAAATATCCTTCTGCATCATGACCGTTTTTAGATAATTTTCCTGCTACATAATCGTTGCCGGTATCTCCAATATTCCTTTTTCCACTGAGTGTGATCGTCATGGCCTTTGCAGTCATTAATGCTCTCTGCCATCCCTCTGCATCCATAGGAGTCCAGGTCTCCACACCATTGGAAGGTGAAGGGGAAAATGTCTCCATATCCGCAATGGTTGTAGCTGTGGATTTGTCTTTTCCAACTTTAAAAGTATTGTCTGATACAGGAAATACATTTGTCTTTCCTGCAAACTTCTGTAAATTCATCTGCAAGGTTTTATTTTTCATCCTGTTTTCCTTTCTTTTCATAAATAACAACCATCTCAATGACCATTTCATAGATACCGGAATCATCTGTCCCAACATCCTGGATTTCATAGAGTGGCTGAATAAATTTAATGGTTGCATTATTGATCGTTGCATCTCTGACCCGTCTGAGCTTGTCAAACAGCTCTGTAGCTGTCTTTTCGGTATCTCTTGGGGATTTATTCCAATGGATCAGTAAAGTTACGTATTTCTGTCCATACCCTTCCTGATCAGGGCCTCCAAGAGCTGTATGCTGCAGATACTGGTGTTTGCTGTTATATACTCCAATGGATTTCTCTTCTTTATCCGGAAGTTTTCCCATGTATACGTGTTCAGACAGATTAAGAGTAGCAATATAATCTCTCACATCTGCTAATGTCATACTCCTGTCAGCCTCCTGTAGATTCGTTTAAATGCATTCGTACAGTAATCTGCTTCTTTACCTCCTGGAAGCCAGTCCTCATACCATTTGCCTTTGGCATTCGGGTTTTCATCTGTATGGAAATGATATTCCGGATGAAAATACAGTTTTCTGGCGTATGGAGTTGTTGATACCAGAGAAACTTTTCCCTGTTTGCTTTTTGATGTATCTACAAATGTGCTTTCATTCTGCAGGTTTCCTGTATCTCTTGGAAAGACTTGTTCCTGTATAACTTCCGTGTGCAATGCCTCTGCAGTCTGTTCCAGAGCTTTTATCTGCATTTCTGTCAGTTCCCAGATTTTGGGAAGATCCAGATTTACTATTGAATTTACTTTTATCATATCAGCTGGACCTCCGTATAATTTACTGATCCATCCGGGTTCCTGGCTTTTCTTCCCTGCTCAATTCGCCTTTTCACACCGAATATGGCAGCTTCACCGCCGGATATAATGGGAAGTTCTGGGCAGATATCTCCTGGAAGCAATGCAGTTCCTGTAATCTGAACCAGTTTCTTTTCTGCTGTTAATACTGTCCGGGCTTTATCCTGGTAGTTGCATTTTCCTGAATATTTTACAGGTTCTAATGACTCTCCATAATCGTTTAATCCTTCCCGCTCAAATGACAGGCTTATATCTGTCTTGCAAAGTCGTTTAGGCACCAGGCATGGATATCTCATATAATCACCTCGCTAACAGGCAGCATAAACCTGTCTGACTGAGAAATGCATAGTCGTCCCTTTTCATTGCAATTCCTTTGTCTGTAAATACATTCCAGGAACTGCCAAACTGGGCTGATACTCCATTGATACTGTAGGATGACAAAACGCTGCTGATCTCATCTGCATTTTCATATTCAAATTCCGCCTGCCGACATACGGTTTCTCTGATGATTTCCTGTTGAAATTCTGTAAGGGAAGAAATTCCCCGGCCTACAATTCTGTTATAGGTCAGGGAATCAATATGCCTGCTGGCTGTTTTCAGATATTTTTTTAACTCAGTTTCCGGGATGCTCGCTCCGCCATATTCTGACTTATAATAATCTTCTGTTGCATAAGGTTCGTATGCCATCTCTGATCACGCACCAACCTCTGTTGTATCCACATCCACATAGATACTGTCAATCTTTCCGTCTCGTCCATTCGGAAATACGAATACATCAGAAAAAGATCTGTTCTGATACAGATATCCATCACCTTTTGTATGTCCGCCAGGTTCGAAATAATAGATACTGTTAATCTTCGGGACAGTTTTGCATGTCTGGCCACACGCAACAAGAACATTAATCTTGTGTGCACCAGTTACTCCGTCACCTGCTCCTGAATCAGATTCAGTTTTTTTCTTCAAAGGCTCAAAACCGCCCTCTTCTGGTTCCCATTCAAATGCATCATAGAAGCGCTCATCATCAATAACTTCCATGATCGGTACGCCATCAATGTCTGTTACTCTGGTTTCAATACCAAGGCCGCCTTCCGCAATCTGAGTCATTTCAATTTTACGGGTAAATTCTGTAGATTGCTCCAGTGCATCCATAATCTCACTGCGAACATACATGATCAGAGAACCGTTCGCTTTGTATCTTCTGAGTTTTCCTTTTGCAAGGATATCCTTCAGCATACCAAATACTTTTGCTTTTGTGTATGCTGATGTTGCTGTAGAACCATGATAAATATCTGTTTCCTGAGCAGCCTGAGCAACTTTTGAAAAGAACAATGCATCTGTCTCTGGAACAACCCATGTCTGTTCAAACACGCGAGAAATATTCTGAATTGACGCAGTCGCATTGGTTTCATCAACGTCTGCCTTATCCACCATGAACTCAATATCACGGTCATGAGTTAATGTATACGGTACATCCGTCTGAGCATATGTGCCTTTATTCCATCCGCCCTCGCGGCTATGATTTTTATAGCCAGATGTGCTCATCTGGGTAAAATGGAATGTTTTCGCATCAAGCCATCTTACATTACTAGTTACAAATGGTGATGTCAGGGTTCCCTGCATCAGGATTTCGAGGAGCTCTGGGCTCCACTGTTCTGCATAATTTAATGCCATATCTTATACCTTCTTTCTAATTGTTAAATCTGTTCCATCGTTTTGTTGGAACTGCTGCCGAATTTCCTGCCTGCGGTGAATGTTGTGCCGGATTGCCACCGGTTCCAATCTGGGTAAATCCAGTTTTTCCATCTGCCTGAGGTTTTAATGCAGGAATGTCTTCCAGAACCTTATTTACTGCATTCTTTAAGGTTTCGTCGTTGATCTTTCCATCCTGCCCAATAACCTGGCTAAGATCAGCCATTTTCAGTACATATGGGATTGTCTTTGCATCAATTCCAAGCGTTACAGCCATCATAGTCGCCGCTGATTCTACCTGTGCCTGCTGTACTGCTGTCTGCGCCGCGGTCAGCTGATTCTGAGTTTCTGTAATCTGGTTCTGCAGTCCTGCTACATCGGGGGTATTGACCGCCTGCTGCTGTTTGAACGCCGCAATCGCCTGGTCCATCTGCTCTTTTGAAAGTCCCTGCTGTTTAAAGTAGTCTTTCAGAACGGTTTCTTCTGTTACAGTCTGTTTTCCTGCAATCAGACTGGCCAGTTTATCATAATCAAACTGCGGCGTCTGTGATCCTGCTGGTGGTGTTCCGTCTTTAGATCCCGTACTGCCTGCTGCACTACCGTCGCCAGTTCCTCCCTCTGCAAAAGTCTGCAGATTCATTGGTAATTTACATTTAAATCTCTTAAACATTTTTGCGTGCTCCTTTACAGTTTTTATGTGTTGTCTGCACTGATACAGTTTTAAGTGTGTCTCACATGAACAGTTTATAACCCGGTGTCTCCGTGTAGTTTTCAGCCTTCGGGCATAAAAATAAGGCGTTTCACCCTACGCCTCAGCGGGAGATTTCGGATCACCGCCTTTCTGATTTTTGATCTCTTTGGCTACTCTAAAAGATACTAAATATCTGCCTCTTTCTTCTGTTACCTCGTACTCATCTCCGGCTTTTCGGAGTTTCAAATCATTTTCCTTGTCATAGAAGTTATGTATAACTCTAATCTTCATCCTGCTCACCTCCTCTCCAGTTGCGCCGGCGCAATTACTCTACAAACATCCAGTCCTCAGCAAGCATATCTATCTGGGATGCAAGCCATGGTACTAAATTATCATCTGCAGTTTTCATTACAATAAATTCCTGCAGATCATTGATCTCTTTTCCGGTGTATTCACTATATATCTGACAGCCTAATTTTGGTGATTTAAACAAATACATTCCTTTTCCATTCCAGCCTTTTCTCGTGACCTTAATCCCACGTTTCAGATACTTAATTGCTTCTCCGAATGAGAATATTGCTTCCCCGCCAAGAATCGGACAGTTCCGGCTATCTGCATAAACCCACTCATCGGAAAGAATATTCTGAAGCGTATACTCCACATTCTGTGTTTCTCTTATATCCAGACAGCCGCCGTCTTTTGTGTGCATAAGAATTGTCTGGGATTCTTCATCCCACCACCAATACCCCGCCCATGACGGAAGTTTTACTGGAATTCCTGATTTCATTTCTTCAAATGCTTCTTTGAATTTCATTTTCTTGTCCTCTCTTTCTTTTCTAATTTCCTCTTCTATGAACTTTCTTGTTTTGCCCGGTATTGCCACTCTTTTTGTTTCTGTCCATATCTCTTCTGATTCTCCGGATCTAAAGAAAGTTCTGATAATCTGCTATATTTTTTCTCCTGTCTCGCTGCATATTGCTGCCGTTCCTGCTTGCGATTTTTCTCAGCAAGGACATTGAGCTCTTCTCTGGTGTATTTTCCATCAGGCGGCGTGCTGATTTCCTCAAAATACGTTGTGTGGCTATCCCGGCAGCGTGGATGGTATAACCCCGCTGCTATTGCCGTGCTCATTAGAGGATATTTAACTCCTGTTACCGGGGATATTCCGTCTTTCGGACCCCCGCTCCAAACATCATCAATGAGAATCTTTCCTACGAAGGGAAGGCATAAAGGACAGGGATTCCCACGCTTGTTCATGATCACTGTGTAGATTTTCCATTCCTTTCGTTTCTCTCCTTCTCCCTGCAGGTAAGCTCTCTTTGTAGCTGTTCGAATTGCCATGTCTGCATAGTCTGCAAGGGTGTGTCTGGCACCATTGGCATATTCTACGCAATTCAGTCCTGCTTTGAGGAAGTCCTTAGTTGCCATATCCACTGCTTTCTCATAGGTTCCTGCGCCTGTATTGGCATATACCTGGGCATTGTAGATAATTTTCCGGTACTGATCGTTAGCCATGCGGAGAACTGCTGTTTCTGCTTTCTTCATGTCATCTGTCGTAGCTTTGATCAGAGCTTCCAGTTTCCGGTCATTTAGTTTAAAGAACTCTGCAGTGCCGCCTTTCCGTATCTTCTTTGCAGGAAATCCATTTTTTATAGCATTCAGGATCGTGATCTCCTGCTGCATCTTCCCTTCAGATCTTGCAATTCGGATCAGCTCTGCAATCTTAGCGTTGATGTCTTTAAACTGCTTCCCGTACTTCTTTTTATTCTCATGCTTATACTTTTCCAGAGATTTCAGCATTTCCGTCTGCCACATAGACCACTGCTTATCCTCGTCAATCTCTTCCTGCTTGTGAGATTCCATATTCCGGATCATAGATGCCATCAGTTCATTTTCTATTGCTTCAAAAGCAGCTCCGATGTCGTATTCATCATTTATCTTTGCCATTGGACAATACCTTGAATCCCTGGGATTTGAACTGCCTGGTTAATTCTTTCAGTTTTGTGATACTGCTGCAGTGATCACATCGAAGTTCTGCATAATCTGCTTTTTCTAAGGCATATACACCCATGGGAACCTGTTCTTTTGCAATTTTAAGGAGTCCCTGATACTCCCTTCTGTTCATCCGGTATATTCGATTGTTTACCTTCACCTTCATCTGATCTACCTCCTGTATCTACTTTAAAATCACCAAGTTCCATATTGACTGCCGGCTCTTCCAGATCTTGAATGCCCTGTTCTGCTTTCAGACGGGCTATTTCTTCTTCCTTGCAATGTTCATCCAGACTGTCTCCGTAAAGTTCCTCTACGCAGCGTTCAATGCTCATAATTCCGCCCTGTTTTGCTTTGGCTACTGTTTCCACCTGGGATTCAAAAGAAGGGTTGGCGTATTCCCCAAAAGGAATATTTACTTTCACTTCTTCTATAGACTGCTTATGGAGGATATTGTTGGCATTGATACACATTCCCACTACATTTGACAGTGTTTCCTGCATCGCCTCCACAATAGAATTTCTGGTATAGAGAGTAGTTTTTTCTTTTTCTCTCTGCGCTTCCGCATTATCCAGTTTTTTTGTATCAATGCCAAGAGTAGATGGGCTGATCACTCCCTGCAGGCAAAGATCTAAAGCTGTTATGTATGATGCCAGATAGCTTTCATGTGGAATTGCAGGCTGTTCCATCATAATCTGATTTTTCTGTCCTTCTCTCATATCCCCTTCTGCTGCCAGATAGCGGTTATCAAAAGGATTGGGTTTTATAAGCTGTCCTGTTTCGGGATCATGGGGAATCAGACAGTCAGGGACATATGTTTTTGCTCTTCCTGCTCTCAGAGCATCCATCCACTGCGACCATGCCTCATCCAGGGAGTCAAAATTATCCAGCTTTCCATCAAAGATGCTTCCGCCCCGCCCCTCATATTTCGCAGATTCAAAAATCATAAATGGTTCTGCCAGAATCAGTGAATCATCAAATGTAACATCTTTAAGGTTCTCTATTGCCTTGATCGTTTTTATATCTACAAGTTTATTTCCCTGGTACAGTTCGTTTATGATGTATCCATATCCGTATCGTTCATTTAAGACATAAGTCCTGCCCTTCTCATAATATGGAGTTTTAAATACAATCTCGCGGATCCTGTCCCTCTGGTAAACAAATTCCACTCTGTCTCCCGGATACCATTCCAGGATTGGATAATCGCTGATGGAAGTATCAATAACCGCTTTAAAAGCTCCATCGCCAATAAACAAGGCCTCTTTTAATGCACTCTCCATCTTTTTTCGAAACTTGTTCTCTTTTTCCATCTCTTTCCAGAGCAGTTCGTGAGCCGGGGACTCAAACTCGAACTCATCCATATCTGGCAGGACTACAGAAGAAAGTGTCCGGACGATCAATCCCGGCAGTCCTGTATGGATTTTTCTCATATCCATACCCGGCGAGCATTTGCTTGTCCAAAATTTGTATTTATCTGCATATTCGCTGTTCTGCTGGTAGAACTGTTCCAGTTCGTTGCTGTCGCCTCTGTACCAGATCCTATTACGGATCGAATGTCCCTCGAAGTCCAGCATTTCATTGATCTGGAAATTATATGGGTTTGCAGGAAGCACGTTTAGCCAGCTTCGGACTGTCTTTTTAATATTCTCATTCAATTTATCCATCCATTTCACCTTTTTGTTTCCTCCGTTTCGAATCCGATCATATTTCGGTATGGGATCCAGCCATACTGCTGGGAGTTGATCGTATGGTCGTTTCGGTCTTCCGGGATATCTTTTTCTTCATCCCAGGAATATTTCTCCAATTCTGCAATATGATTGGCGCATGTATCTACGACCAGATAGCAGTTCTGCTGAATCCAGCCAAGCTGTAGCTTGATTCGATCCAGGATTTCTACTTTTTTGTAGGATTCTATGAAATTATATAAACTACCGTGCAGTCGTTTATATTTTCTTAATTCTGTGATCGTAGCTGCATCTGCGCAGTCAACAAATGTATCTTTTGCAAATCCCCAGTCTTTCCGGCATTTCTCAAGAAATTCTATAAATTTTACTGCTGTATCAGATGGCGCAAGCGGCTGATCCAGTTCTTTATTGCTGTACACTTTCTCCGCCAATGTGATCAATTTCCTGTCCTCTGTAATTCCCTGGAACATCATTGCAATTGTATCCGGAGATTTTGAAGAATACGAGGTATCCAGACCGCAGGTAAACTTTTTGAATTTCAGTTTCCCTGCTGCCATTTGTGCCCTTACCCATTTCTCCGAAACCACATGCTGCTTCCTGTTGAAATTAGGGAATACCAGACCGGTTGCCTTTCCTCGCAGGCCTTGAATCTTGTTTTTCCAGATCTTTGTGCCTTTGGGTGTGTTCTGTATGATCTGCTGTTTCTTTTCTTCCGGAAGCCCTGCGTTGTCGTCAAAAGAAAAGAACCAGTGCACCCAGCCGGGTTTTGGTTCTTCTCTTAATTCATTTTTAATCTCCTGGGGAGTATCATTCTCCCATTCAGGCAGTGGTCTGCTACAGTTGATGTATTCTTTATACACATCCAGGCCCGGATCATCCGGATTGAGAGTTGCCATGAGATAATCGCAACGCATCGATGCTTCTCTGACAAAATCAATATTTGCTGTATTAACCTCATCAATATATAAACAGCCATACTGACCGCCCAGAGCCTTTTTCCACTTCTTTTTGTTTCCATAGCCAAGGACATATATGGTCTTATCTCCCTGCAGAGTATGAAACAATAAATGCGGAATCTTATCATCTTTGGTTCCGGATCCGTTATATTCTACGAGGATTCCAAAATCATCCAAGATTCCCAAGTCTTTATTGATGATGTTCTTTTCAGCAGTTCCTGTATCATCAGCTGCAAGGATATGTAATTTCTTTGGAGATTCAGCAACCTTGCACATAAACTTAAAAAGTCCAACAGTTGTCTTTCCCGCTGCCGTGGTCAGGTTCCTTCAAGAAATTCTACAGGTGCGTTGCAATGTAGGAACGCTTTGTATTTGTCTGATAATACTAATCTCTGAGAGCTCATGAAGGTTAACCACCTCCCCGGAGCTGTTCCAGGATATCTCCCAGCTTCTTCTTTTCCTCTTCCAAGCCGGAAACTTCCAGCTTATCCTTAAACATTCCCAGATGCTTTCCAAGAAGTTCCAGAGCCTGTTCTTTGTTATTGAGTTTCACTTCAACGCCAAATCTGCCTTCCTTTATTCCGGCAATAGCTCTGATCTGCTGTTCATCCAGATTTGCAGTATCTTTTATGATCACCTGTCCATCTTTGACTTCTGCGTAATCCGTAGCTTTTGCGAAGGCTATGGCTGCCAGTTCCTTTAATACTCTGTCCTGGGTGATCTCTGTCCGCTTCTGGCGTTCCTGCATCCGTTCCTGAATATATTCCGCAACCTTGACATTTCTCAACATCCTGCTGCCGGCCTGGGCTGCTGTTTCATCTCGTTTTACAGACGGATATGCTTTTCGGTAAGCCCTTGTGGCATTCAGATCTATCAGGTATTCATCTGCAAATATCTTCTGTTTTTCTGTCACTCAGGCTCACCTTCTTTCCCTTATAAAAATACATTCCTGCCGGCGCCATACACGACAACCGATTGATGCCGTGATATGAAAGGAGGTGTTAACGCAAAAGCAGCAATGAGAACTGTTTTGCGCTGGCGCCGTGCACGCTGTACGAAAATTGACAATAGAAAAGCACCCGGAGTGTTCCGAGTGCTCTGATGGATATTCTGGGATTCGAACCCAGGACCGCCCGGTTATGAGCCGGGATCTCTAGCCAACTGAGTTAAATATCCTTGTTTTTACAGTAAAAACCACCCGTGGGCCAGGTGGTTTTTCTAAAAGGAATTTTATAATTTTCTGTTCGAAAATGTTTGGAGTTGAATTGTGTATGATTTTTACTGAGTTCAGTTTACATATTAACATAATCAAAACGAACATGACCGAACATTTTGTTATTTTTCTAAATTATTTTCCAGATATCTGTCATGGCGCATCCTGCAGTTGTCCTCTGTATACTTGATTCTTCGCTTCGGGAAACGGTCATTCATATTCATGGCAACTGCTGCCCAGGTCATGTCATCCAGATACCTGAATCTAAGCATCATCCTCAAATCACTTTTCGGAACTTTTTCAATAAAATCGTCCACCTCATTAATTGCATTCTGAAGTTCATCCTCCAGAATATGTAATTTTGCCACTCTTTTCTTTATCATATTTTTTACCTGGTTATGTTCAGGAATCGGATACCCAGTGATCCGGATCGATCCCAGGGTTCCGTCTGCTCTGGTACCCTTTACAGTGTCGGATACTACGCCCTCATCTTTTATTTTCAGGAGCCTGCGTTCGTCTTTATCTATCCTGTCCTGCAAATCACGGATTTCCTCTTTTAATTCTATGTACTGTTCCAGGATATTCTTGTCCATCGGTATCGCTCCCCTTTCACAAATTCTTCAAATCTGTATCACATATTGCTCACATTTTCTGGATATATTATTACCTGTACAGAGCAAAGAGTAATTGCAAATAAAACTTTTTTCTTTTTCATACTTTTAGCCGGGAGCTGTTGATAGTTCCCGGCCTCCTTCTTTTTATCGGCTCCATTCCTTTCCAGATCCTAAATCTTTTATCCTGGTTATCTTTAATCCCATGCGGTATGCCATTGCTCTGAGTATGCAATAATCTCTATATGTATGCTCTGGCATATGATCTGCTGCCTGAATTGCTTTGCTGGCTGTCGGATCCGGATAGCCTTCTTTGTTCTTTCCTGTCATTCTTATGTCCTCCCACATAATTTTAAAAACCAGTTTCTTCGCATTTCCCATTCGGTCCATATTGGATCCTGTTTTGCAATGGCTGTATCTATCACTTCTATTGCATATCTATGACCAATTGCATAATTTCCATAATAAGCTCCTGATACTGCACTTTTGGAACACTTTAGTCTTTCTGCTGCCTGTTTCAGCGTAACCGCCGGTTCTATAGTCTTTCCTGTCTTTATGTCTGTGATTTCATATAAATTCATTTCCTCTCCTCATAGAATCTGCATTCCTTGCAGTTCGTTCTGGCCGTAACATATTTGCCTTTGATGATGTGCATGTTTGGACAGGTGGGACGGGTGTATACTGCTACAGCTCCGATGTGTCCTGTACTATGTTTACATATTTCTGCTCTTTGTGCTATGTTCATATGTCCTCCTTAAATATATTCTTCAATCAGCCAGTGAAGTACCTCCAGCATACTCTTCTTTGTGATGCTGTTATGTGTAGGCATATCAATCACTTCCTGAATCGCTGTGATCTTGTCTTCCACTTCTGTTTCTTCGTTATGAATGTCTTTAAATATTGCACTTGCTTTTCCTATGTTCATTTATTTTTCCTCCAGATAGTTTTTTCCAAATGTCTTTACGAATTGTTCCCTGCTGCCACATTTCTCTTCAAATGCTCTCTGACCGATCCGTTGCAGGGTAATCCTGACTTCTTTGTTCCTGTGTGCAGATATCTCTGATGTTCTGTGGCATTCCGGGCAAAGATATACGGTTAAGCCATATTGCTCGGAGTATTTGCGGTTTGCACTACCATAGATGTGATGGCGTTCTGTATAGCCTGTTTTTCCGCAGATGAAACACTGACCTTTTGCATCTCTGTCTATGATACTTTTGTGGTGCTTCTTTCGTTTTTTTCTAATGGTTCCTTTTGGGAATAATAATCCTTCCTGATTCATACCCAGCATCCTTTCATTGACGGTACATCAAATTCTGTTCTCCGGAAGAATATCCCTATCCAGTGTGTCTGAATATCTTTCTGTAATTCTTCCAGTGTATCTTTTACGATCACGGTATCTGTTGGTTTGGTTAATTCAAATATTCTGTCTACAGATTTCGTCGGATAATCTTCCGGGTGTTCAAATACTGCAATGATCGGGAATCTGATGTCCTCTAAATTTATCTCCTGTATCGATGTGACGATCTTATCCATTCATTTCTCCTTGAAATATTCCAGTTAAAGTCTTCTACTGCTCTGGTGGCCGCCTGTTTCTTCAGCTCTGCCAGACCGCCCCAGGGTTTGCAAAGAAAATTATGGAACCGACGGCTACTGTAATGCATCCATCTCGGAGGATTCTGACCGGTTACTTTTCTAAATAATTTCTTTTTCTGTCTGAGATTCATTTTTCTCCTTTCCCCTTCCTGTGATCTGACAGGCTCACACAGGAAGGATGTATCTATGTGAATTTTAGGGCACCCTTAATCTTCCCAGGGTCTTCCGTTATGGTCTACTTTTCCGTTTAACCATTCATTCCAGAAGACTGGATCCAGAAGTGTGTTGTATGTCTTATTTGCAAACTGTCGCATAGCTCTCGCTATATACTCAGCTGTTCCATAAGCTGTTAACGTATCTATATACTCTTTTCTGGTCTTAGGCTCCGCTTCCGGCGGCTCGGATCCGAATTGCGCCGGCGCAATTTCCGGTTCTTCCGGCACCATTTCGTTGACCTCACCGAGATGGTCTTCCTGTAATTCTGGTTTCGGGTTGCTTTCTGGCTGTTCTTCCGGTTCTATGGGTTTTGGCATGTATTCCGGATGGTTTTCAATGCTGTCCTGACCTGGAATCTGTGGTTCCGGCTCTGGAAGTGCTGTTTCTTGACATTTTTCGATATTTTCCGGCTGAGATTCTGATGTCTGAAAATCTGGTTTCGGTAATGTATTTTCCGTGCGCAGTTCTTCTTTTTTTTCAACTGCCGTTTTTTGACATTTATCCACAGAGTTATCCACTTTTTCCACTGGATCCAGCTTTTTCTTTTCTGGTTTCTTTGCTTTCTGGACCTTGGCAGGTCTTTTCTCCGGTTTATCTTCCGGATGTTCTTTCTCCGGAAGCTTTTCTCCATACTGCTTTTCCCACGATTCTTCCGCGGTTTTTGTAAAATCCATGAGGTTTCTTAGTGCCCTCTCCAGCTGTTTCCAGATAAAATCCTCTTTTTCCTGTGACCTGACATTAATCAATCTTATTTCCTGTTCCGACAGTTTCAGTGACAGGAGCATACGTCCTGTTCCCGGGATACGCAGGGAATATATCTTTTCTTCATTCGGAGCAAGGATCTCTGCTTCCCTCTGGCTGTCATCAGCCTCAAGGGCTCCAAACAATTCTATATACATTTCTGGATAATCTTTCCCCAGCTGGTAAACTGTTTTTTCCAAGATTGACGGAAGTTCTTCCTGTTTCTGGTCAGTCTCTTCCATCATCACCTCCAGGTCGGTGATCGTATTCTCTTCTTTTATCTCGGAATTTAAGGTTCTTACGTCCTCTTTTGAAAAGCTTTCTGTGATCTCCTCGCTTATGATATCCGGAAGTGTCAGCATCTCCATCAGGATCGTCTTTCCTATGCCGGTGTATTTTTCCTGCAGTCTCCTTGAATAGCCGTTCTCTGAGTATTTATCATTCAGCTGTATGTATCTTGTTGTCTGGTCAGGGCGGAGTCCGTATTCTTCCCTGGCAAATTCTCCCATCGTGCTGTACCCGGATTCCTGAAGGACTCCGGTATCCCTTGCGATTTTTAACTGGTATCCCAGTTCCACTGCACCCTGTGCCATCGTCATTGCACCGGTACGTATCTTCTCAACAGCAAGGTCTGTATCTCTTTTAAATCCCTGATAGTCTTTTACTATATTCTCCACTTATACCGCCTCCATAAAATCTTCTTCCAGTTTTTTCAGGACGAATGTGTTCTGGTTTTCCTGAAGTTCTTTTATATTCTGTTCCCTTAAGGCTGCACTCTTTGCCGCGTGCACCCTGTCTTCTTTTGTAAGTCTCTTTTTTATCTCTTTCTGCCAGAGTTTCAGAAAATCCCTTATCTCCTCGATTCCCGGTTCTTCATCATAATAGGAGCGGTTCTGTCGGATCGTTCCTCCCGGTTCAAACTCGATGGTATAGAACGGGATATCCGGTTCCTGCTCCCTTCTAAGGAATCCGATAAATGTTTCCCTGTTTTCGATCCGGTTGAAGTACCTTTCGGAGCTTCCGGCACAATGATGCAGGGCATATCCTTCCCTTACAATCTCTACCGGGCTTTCCGGCATGATCATCCGGTACCCGTCTGCGGCAAATTCATACTTTTCTTTTACTTCTTTCATTACCGCAGAAGCTCCCGAGAATTTTTCTTCCATCTTTTCAGCTTCCTGCTGCCTCAATTTCGGATCAGTGTTCATTCTTTTTACGATATCGAGTTTCTGGCCATCTGTTACCAGTTCGTCATGTCTCTGCTTTAAGTTCTTTGGTTTATAAAACAATTCCTCATCAAGGCTCTTATTCTGGGCCTGGCACATGCTCAGATAGTCTGCCCACTGTTCCAGCACCCTTTTAGGTGTTTTATATCCCTGTTCCGTCTGCTTTCTTACATAATTAACAATCTGTTCGATACTCATTTTGTCTGGAATCCCACCCGGCAATGTTTCTATCTTATCAGTATTGATCCCACATTCTTCCAGATAGTCCATACTCTTTTTGGATATCTTGCAGTTGTGTGCCTCTGAGTATCTCAGCCACTCTAATTTCAAACAGCCTCCGTTTTCTTCCCTGAGACGGTTGATTTTCTGTTTATCTGACAGTCCCATGACTTCTTCTATGCTGTTTCCATCTATCTGCAGGTATCCGCTATAGGAACCGTTGTATGCCCAACAGTGCCCTGTTGTTTCCTGAAGCAGTCTGTAGAAACGTCCTTTTGCCAGATATTCCATCATCATTCCAAGTCCTTTATTACGGCATCCTGCTGCCATGGCGGCATTGTAATCTGCTTTCATTTCCTTCTTTGACATTTCTACAAAGGCATTGGTCATGCTTTCATACATGGTCCCTTTTAATGCTTCCGGGATTCCTTCCGGATATAAGAAGCATTCATCTATCCGTTTATTTCTCGGATTACTTGTATACCAGTTGCTTCTGACCAGTCCCGTATACCACTCTTCAACAGCTCTGTCCTGGTTATAAAAAATCATATATCCTGGCTTCGCATTCCCTTTGTTATACAAGAGGATGCGGACTCCTTCGTCCAGATAGATCCCGTGTCCACTTATGTGGTGTTCGATCTCTATCCTGTAATGTCTGGCTACGCCATATTCCGGTGTCACCCTTTCCAGCCTGCATACCCTTGCTTTTGTCCAGATGTGACGGGTTCTCTTTTTTATGACTGCCTTCTGTCCGCATTTAGGGCATTTTCTTATCTCTCCCTGTTTTGGTCTGTCCAGATCTTTTTCCGGTACCCGAGATCCACAGTTGCTGCATCCGTATGTCCTGTTTTCTTTGTCCAAGAAAAGATACTTTTCTCTGCTGCCTATCTTGTATACCCAGTCTCTGAATGTCTCATTTTCTTCCGGGATCCCGTCCATAAGTTTGTCTATCCTGCGGTATTTGTTATCTAATGCCCGGATGCGTTTCTCTTTATCATAGTCTTCTTCCATATCCTGAATCGCTGCCATGATATTTCTGTCTGCGCATTCTGGCAGGAGAGCCTTTTTCGCAAGCTCTTCATCTTCTTTCGTATCCCACTGGAAATTTCCTAATATCCTCGGGCTGTAAAGGCTTTCGTACATGGGGTCATATCCCATGATCCGCAGCAACTTATAGGAATGCCAGTGTCCCAGTTCTGATACATAAGCATGTTCTCCCGTCTCTGTATCCAGAACATACCGCCCGATATATGTATTTTTCCGGAATAGATCCAATATCAGATACTCTTTTTCTATCTGGACTTTCCCTGCGATCTTTTTGTTTTTGTGTTTCGGTACCGGTACCGCTGTCTTTTCAATCAATCTGCGTTTCACTATTCTTTCCTCCGTATCTCTCCGGAATCCAAAAAATATGTCCCATCTTTTTCTGCCCAAAATACCCTGGCGCATATGATATTCTGGTCTTCATCTTCCTGTATCAGCCCGCCGACTGCTCCCGTCTTCAGACGGACTTTCGGGTGTCTGCCTCTCGCAATCGCAATCTCATCCTTTTGCGCCAGCGCAATTTCCGGTTTTATCTGCAGATGTCCGGCTTCCCTCTGCCATTCCATCTTAGGGTTCTGTATCATATACCTCATAGACATCCCGGCAAAAGCTTTCAGGTCCAGTTCTCTCAGCAGGGTGATCTCTGTACAGCAGCATCGGAAATCCTGTTCTTCGTTTATGTCTCCTGCTGCCTCGACCAGGAAATAGCGGTTTCCAGAGCCAAGAGGAAAATACCCCAGACAGTCTGGGGCGTACTCTACAAAATGCCATCCATTACGGTATACTTTGCACTCATCTTCTTTGTAGGTTTTTCCCGCTTCCAGTTTCACGCCTGAACCGTATGAAGTGGCCAGGTCTTTATCAAATCCTTTTACTCCAAGCATACTTACGCCTCCAGATAATATTCTTTTGCAATCCTGCGCACATCTGCTTTCGTTTCCCCGCCTTCATATACTGGACTTTTCATCTTTTCTTTCCTGCCGTCCATGCGGAACTCTGCCAGTTTTACGATCGCATCCGGTACCTGAACTGCACACTCACTCGAAAAGGTAAGAATCCTCGCCAGGCATTCTGTTAATGTCTTTTCCTTTTTTCTGACTGCAAGGCACAGTTCTTCGTTTTTATCCAGTAATGTCAGGATGACGTCTTTCTGATCAAGCTGGTGTCCTCTTATTCCGAGTTCTTTAGCTTCTCCTTCAATCTTCGCAAGTGCTGCCATATACGGGGTTGCAAGGGTATCCACGATACCATCCATGTAATCTTCTGCGTCCTCTTTTTCAAGACCATTTTCTACAGCCAGGGTGATCAGGGCTTCCAGATCACCTTCCTGTCTCTCCGCTGCTGCCGTGCGGATAAATTCCTCATAATCCATTTCTCCAAATTTCTCAAACATTATGTTCTCCTCTCACGTTTTCATATTTGCATTTTGAATCGCACTGCATGGTTACTTAACAGCTTGTCCGCCTGCTGCCAGAGGTCTGCATTGCGTAATTCCTTCTTGTCTTTTCTGGTCCATCCGTTTTCTTTCCATTCCGGAAGGCTGCGGTATCCGTTCTGAAGGTACCCACTGGTTGTGTGGATTGTGACCATGGATGGTCTATGTATTCTCTGCAAGGCATCCACCAGGCATTGCAGAGCCATTCGGTTTACTGTTGTGTTTTCTACATACGCTGATCCGCTGATAGGATTCCCAGGACCTTTAGGGAAATCCTTGTTGGCAATTATGTACAGGTATTTACCTTTCTTTACTTTTGCACCTTTTTCTCTGACAAGAATGGAAAAATCTACTCTTGCCATCCTGGGTTCTCCCATCTTTAAATCCTCCTGTCTATCTTTATGAGCGTATAATGACGGTACGCATAACCGGTGAGCGGATTGATTCCCATCTTTACTGATTCAGAGTCTATGTAGTATCCCTTTCGGGCAGTTGGGTAGATCATCTGTCCCTGTTTGTCTATCAGACTCCGGCGTTTGACTTTTTTTCTATCCGGTTCCTTTCTAATCAGATTCCGGGAGCAGCTGTAACGTTTAATTTCATCTGGTTCATGTTCTTCCAAGGGCTTCGTGATGTACTCTGCAAGTTTTACATATCCGCCGGCATCGTAAAGGGAAGCGAAATATACATGTCCGTTTTCCCAGAACTCTGAAAGCAGCTTGTCCGTACCGGTGGTTTCATTAGTTTCACGGTTTATCAGAAGATGTACATGAGGGCCGCCTTTCTTTCCGATTGCCAGGCGGTAGATGTATTTCAGATCCCACCCGTTCTTTTTATATTTTGCTCTCAATTTCCTGATCAGCTTTGCCAGATCTTTTTTCATCTGTTCCCATGTGGGACGTTCTCCTTTTTTGTAGGTAAGCGTCATCCAGTAATCGCCTGGGGAGAAGTTCCACTTGATCAATCTCCTGACATCTCTTTGCCGTCTCCACTGATTCTGCTTTGCGATCTCTTCCGGAGTGGCTTTTCTTTTTTCTTCTCTTACCTGCCCCTTTGCTCCATACCTTCCTGTATGCTTCTCCTCTATCTCTATGGTGCTGTCAAACTCCCATACCTCTCTGATATATGCCCACCTCATATAAGTGTCTCCTGTCGTAAGTCTAATACCCCTAATCGAGCTTCCAAGAGGCTTTCCGCCCCTGAAAAAGAGTTAAAAATATAGCAGGTTTTTCCTGCTTGAATCTTGACTTTCTGACACCTGGATGTTATATTTTTTATAGGTTTATTATCCAAGTGGCAGAAAGTCACCCTGACTCATGTATTTGCATTACATGAGTCTTTTTTTATTCAATATGTTCGATCGGACCGTACAGGCATTCCATCTCTTTTGCTCTTCTGGTTGCTTCTTCCAGAGTGCCTATATAACTTGCAAGGTTTCCGGCTTTAAATCGAACAATACGGATGATTCTCTGTTCGTTTGAGGGAGTTTTTACGGACTTCAGGGTTTTTCTGGAAATTCGTTCTACTTCTCTCTTTCTCTCTTCTTCTGTCATTTCTACTCCCATTCTCTATTAATCTGGCTTACCGCCCAGAATGCTGCCATCCCGAAGCAGACGTTTAACCAGATCGGGATGTCCACATATTTCCCTACAAGGATGCAGAGGGCTATGATTATGTACTGTTTCATTTATTTCTCCTCTCGGATCATCTTCATAAATTCTTCATCGGGTAACTGTGCTTCTTTGTAAAGGATTCTCAGCTCCCGGAGGGTAAAGAACTCCGGGGCTTTGAGTCTGTTACAATCTGTCGCATCACTGTATCCCATCAATTTACAGATCTGGGATTTACTTTTCCCAGCTCTGAAAAAATGGTAAAATCTCTTTGCCGCTTCATTGAGCGGAGCATCACGGTTTAATTTTACTTTTGGCATTGTTTGCCTCACCTTCTTTCTGGGTATCTAAATCATGTTTTCCTCCTCTATGCTGTCTCTTTCTGGTCTGACAGAAACCCATCAATTCGGCTTGATGCCCAACATTCAATCGGAATTCCTGTTGCAGATTCAATCTTAAGAAGTGTATGCAATGAAGGCTTAGAACCATCATCTTTCCAACGCCCCACCGTTCCATTTCCGATATTGCATTTTTTTTCAAATTCCATAATTGAAATTTGTTCTTTTTCACAATAGCGAACTACTTTTTCGTAAAACAAAATAGACTCTCCTTTCTAAAAAATAATTCATATTTTAGAGGAAAGTCTATTGACATTTGTTAGAGAATAATCTAAAATAAGAATTGTCCAGAAACTTATTTTTAGAGAATCTCTCTTTTATGTTTTAGGCTTTCCCCTAAGCACATTTTTATTATATAGAGTATTCTCTAATTTGTCAACACTATTTTTAGGCTTTCCCCTAAAAAATATGGAGGTGCTCTATGAACTGTGTGGAAAGAGTTAAACAGATATGCAAAGAGCGGAAAGTTCCTATTTCAAGATTAGAAAAAGATCTTGGCTTTTCAAACGGGTATATCGGACAACTGAAAAAGGGAACTCTTCCGAATGATAGGCTTATGAAAGTAGCTGATTATTTCGGCGTAACAATCGACTATCTAATGACAGGAGATGATTCATCCGAACAAGGTTTAACAGCAAGGGATAATCGTGATATTGCAAAAGACTTAGACAATATCATAGAAAAGCTGACATCCGGCGAAAACGGTCCTGCCAGTTATAATGGAGAAGAAATCAGCCCTGAAGCGGCGGAACTATTCAAAGATGAATTGGAAATCGCTCTGAAAAGGTTGAAGCTTATCAACAAAGAAAAATACACACCAAAGAAATACAAAAAGTAGGTGAGATGCTTGGATATCAAGAAGATTGTTTCTTACTACAAAAGAAAAACAGGAACCACAGACCCTTTTGACATTGCCGATCAGCTCGGTATCTTATATCAGATATGCAATCTACAGTTCGAGGGGTGCTATATGTTCCTGAAGAATCACCGCTACATATTCATTAATGAAAATCTTCCGGAGTATGAACAGCGTCTGGTCATGGCTCATGAGCTTGGTCATGCTATCTTGCACCGGAAGGAAAATTGTTATTTCATCAGAAACAGAACCCTCCTATTGAACTCCAAAAAGGAAATTGAAGCAAACAGATTTGCCATGGAGTTACTGGTACCAGATTCTCTTTTAGAGGAATACAGAGAGTTTACTGTTGAACAGATATCCAGAATTACAGGATATCATCAAAATCTAATTGAATTAAGGTTAAAAAAATAATCCAAGAAAGAAGGAGTTTTATGGAGGCAGTAAAAGTTAACCAGACAGACCGTACTTTTCAAGTTCACGGAATTATACCTGCAAGTAAAAAGTCCGGAATTATCGGAAAATCTTTCAAAGGGCTTATGGCACTAAGTACAATGGGAATGTCTCTCGCGGCAGAAAAAATGATTACCAGTGGAAAAAACAAAGCTGATATGAATAAATGGTATCCATTTTCTGATCTTGTAAGCTACGATCTGCTTGAAGATGATGCGATTGTCACAAGTGGTGGTGTTGGTCAGGCATTGGTTGGAGGGGCTGTATTTGGAGGCGTTGGAGCTGTTGCGGGTGCCATTACGGGAAAACGCGTTCAGAAAAAGCGTGTAGATTCGCTCTATATTAAGGTTACTCTGAATAATTTTGATACGTCCTGCATCTTGATTCCGCTGATTACCAAGCCAACAAAGACAAATAGTAAAGAGTATAAAACCGCTTTTGAAGAAGCTCACAGAATACTCTCCGTATTAGACGTAATCACACACAATCAGTAATCTATTTCTGATTAAATGTAGATTCGGATGGAAGGAGGACTTTCCTATGGAGTTCAAAGATGAATTAAAGAAATATACAGGACGTCTGGAAACTATCAAAGATACTCTCCAGACAGAAGAAGCGACTAAAATGTCTTTAATTGTTCCGTTTTTTCAGCTTCTTGGATATGATGTATTCAATCCCTTGGAATTTTGCCCAGAATATACTGCTGACATTGGAATCAAAAAGGGTGAAAAGGTCGATTATGCAATTCTAATGGATAATGAGCCCGTCATTCTCGTAGAAGCCAAATCTGTGAATAAAAAATTAGACAGGCACAGTTCCCAGTTATTCCGTTATTTTGTTTCAACTTCTGCTAAATTTGCAGTTCTTACAAATGGCGTAGAGTATAAATTCTATACGGACTTAGATGAAACAAACAAGATGGATAAAGATCCTTTTTTGAGTATAAATCTTCTTAATCTCAAAGATAATGAAATTACTCAATTGAGTAAATTTAAAAAGCGAAATCTCAATATATCCGAAATTATGGATTCTGCGTCTTTATTAAAATACAATAGTTTATTCAAGAACTATATTAAAAATCAATTTGAAAGTCCAACTGATGATTTTGTTAAGTTACTTCTTCAGCCAGTTTATAAAGGAGCAAAGACACAGTCTGTAATAGAAAAGTTTCGCCCTATCGTTGAAAAGGCATTAAACGATTATATAAATGAACTTTTGACTGATAAAATTCAGGTAGCTCTTAATACTACTGTCATAAGTCCAACAGCTGTCGTCTCTGATATACAGACAGAGGAACACTGGGATATTTTGTCAGAAATAAAAAATATTTTAAAGAATACAGTTGATGTGAGCAAGATCAGTCTTAAACACACAGGATCTTATACTGCTGTTCTGTATGAACGAAATGTAAGAAAATGGATCTGCCGTCTGTCATTATCCGGTGCACAAAAGGTACTGATTTTGCCAGATAGAAACAAAAATGAAATCCGTATACCGATTTCAGACATAATTGATTTGCGTAACTTCTCAGAGCAAATAGTAGAAGTTGTTCAAAGATATTCTGATCCTGTCTCTCCTAAAGAAGTTTTATATACACTCTGGGGGAATTATGAAATGCCGGAATCGTATGAAATTTTTCTTGAAAAAGGTCCGCGCAAAGATTTGAAAAAAATATAAAAATAAACCGCCCCTGCTGGTAACAGGGACGGTTCGAGAATCTCCGAAGAGATCCAGTACTTTAGCAAAGATATTGTATCATCTTCGGAGCAGTTACACAAGCCGAACGTTTGTGTGGCTGTTATTTTTATACCCATTTTTAAGGAGGAGATACTATGGCAACTGCAAAAAAACTTCCATCTGGGTCATGGAGATGTCAGGTGTTCTCTCATTTTGAGGAACAGATCCAGCCTGACGGAACCGTGAAAAAGAAACGGATCTATAAGTCCTTCACTTGTGATGATCCTTCCACAAGAGGGAAACGAAAGTGCGAGGCAGAAGCCGCTGCATGGGCGGCGGACAAAGAACAGTTTTCGGGTATACAATCAATAGACTTCGGAGATGCAATGGACAACTATATTAATTCCAGAGAAAATGTATTGTCGCCAAGGACCATATCTGAATACAGAAAAATGCGTAAAAGATATTGTAAAGATTTAATGGAGAAGAAAATAGACCTTATCACGCAGGATGATGTGCAGAAGGTAATAAATTATGAATCTCTTACCCATTCACCGAAGACAGTAAGGAATATTCATGGGCTTATATCGGCAACTTTCAAAGCATACCGTCCAGAATTTGCACTAAATACAGCCCTTCCGAAGAAGAAGCGGGTTGATCTATATATTCCTACTGATAATGAAATAAAGCAGCTCCTTGACTTTGTTAAAGGAACTGAGATGGAGCTTCCTATCCTTCTCGCTGCATTCGGTCCCATGCGTCGTGGAGAAATCTGTGCATTGGAATCGGATGATATCTCTGGAAGTATCGTTCATGTAAACAAGAACATGGTTCTAAACCAGGATCTGGAATGGATCATCAAAGCTCCCAAGTCCTATGCTGGCGACAGATTTATTGACTTTCCTGATTTCGTTGCTAAAAAGTGGAAGGGAATTCATGGCAGAATCGTGGACCTTAATCCAGACGTTATAACGAAACGCTTTGAGCATTGCCTGAAAGGTGCAGGTTTGCCGCATTTCCGCTTTCATGATCTGCGACACTACTCCGCTTCTATCCAACACGCCCTTGGTGTTCCTGACGCTTATATTATGCAACGTGGTGGCTGGAGTAATGACGGGGTTTTAAAGGCTGTATACAGACATGCCCTTTCAGATAAAGCAAAAGAGTATTCCGACATTGCTAACAATCACTTCAATGATTTATGCAACACGAAATGCAACACGAAAAACAAAAAGCCTTGAAAATCAAGGCTTTTTAAATCGGGGCAACAGGATTTGAACCCGTATTGGTGCATTTCCCGTAAACCGCTATTTTACTACATTTTCTCGAAGCCCTTGTTTTTACTGCATATTTTATTATTTGCATGTGTAATAAAATCAGCTTCGACTTAATGTATTATATACCTATGCAACACAAAATGCAACACGAAAATTATATGAAGATGATACAATATTCAAAAATAAGGTCAACGAAGCTTAAATTCGCTGACCTTTTTCATTATATTCATATCAATTCTTGACTTGGTAGTTTTCAGAATAAACTTAGTTAGAAGATTATTTTATCTTCTTAAAACTTCCTGCCAGCACGTATTCTCGTACGAATCCCTCAGACGGGTGTCCAAGTCGAACAAGGTAGAATTTCTTTCCGGCAGAGTCTTTGATAGTTGCTCCTTTGATCACATCCACCAAGGTGTTCTTTTTTATCTTCGGCCACAGGGTTGATTTTGTCTTGCCGGCGTCCACGAACGTTTGGGTGTCTTTGCTTATTCTGGCTGCATATGCCACTTTTTCGGTGGTTGTTGTTGTACTTCCAGAGTTGCTTTCCTGGTACCGCAGAACGCAATCCCACGGATAGTTTCGATAACTTCTTACCAGGAATTCCTTTCCGGTCTGATCTCCCGGCTGTCCGCCATGTGCGGTGCCTTTCTCGTTAATAGATGCTTCTACCTCTTTGCCAACTCCACAGTACATGGCTACATGATGAGCTTCGTTCAGCAGCACGTCACCACGCTTTAACCCTGTCCCGGTTCCTCTGTTGACAGAAGCGGTAATATCTTTGAATCCGTTCTTCAGAAACACATTTTTCATATCTCCGGTGTATGTAGCACCACCAGACTTAACCGGAACTCCGGCATTCTGCCATGCCTGGATCACAGCCGAGGAACAGTCGTAATCTCCCTTTTCTCCCCAGCGGTAGTCCTGATCATAACCATGGGAATCATCTCTCGCCCATGCTTCCATCTGCTGAATCGCTTTTTCTGTCCTTGTCATTGTTGCAGTCTCCTCTTTCTCTTTACTTATAGCATATTCATGGATCATGTCTATGACTGCTTTCTGCCGGTCAGTGTAATCTCCTACCTGATTCGGCACCGGGTCTTCCAGATCCAGGCGCAGGGCTGTATAAATCTTGTCTGCCGTATATGGTTTTGCAGTCTTAGCCAGGATTCTTTTCAGTGCACCATCACCGCCCTGATGAAAAATATTTATACATTCCACCATTGCATCATCAGACATTTCTCCGTATGTTTTTTCAATCTCTGCTATATACTCAACGATCTGGTCCTCCATATAAGTATCCTGGCACTTCTTTCCGAGGTCGGAGCTGATAAGGGAAATAATAAGTTTACCTTTCGCAGATTTCTTACCTACTGCATATGTAGCCCAACTCTTTTTTAGCAGGTCAGCTTCCAGATTCTCATTATCCATATCCTTGAATAATTTGGGATTTTCTCTCTGAATTCTGTATAACAGTTCTTTCGCTTCATCAGCATACCATTGGCCAGCTCCAATTGTGATTGATTTCTCATTATCGCAGTTCTCACCAGCTTCTGAGAAAGCTGAATAGTCCTGCTCTCCGTAAATCTGATTTCCGGACTCTACCGCATACAGGATTTTCCTCAAAACTTCTATATTATTCTTCTGCATTACAGTCTCCTAAAGAGAGGACGATCACTCGCCCTCTGAATCTTTATACTTTGTTCTGTCCCAGATTTCTTTTATCTTTTCCCAGCCGCCTGTTGCTACCAGATACACAATGAATGCTGCAAGGAAGGAAGCAAATACATAGTACCAGGTGATCATAATCTTCATGTATGTACATAAGACCGTTAATGCTACCGGACACAGGACCAGGGATGCTGCAAGTGCTACGATACTTGTCGGGATATTCTTCAATCCTGGAAGTTCTTTAATTACCTGCACGATAATTGACACCAGGAAGGCAAGGCCTCCGATTAGTGCCAGACCATAAGTTACATACTGCATCATTGTGTTTACGTCCATAGTTACTCTCCTTTTCTTTTAATATGCAATTCTTCAATTTCCTGTTTCATTTTTGTCACCATGCCATTCCCACCCAATGCATGATAGGCTTCATACATTTCGCAGAAGTTCTGGTAGGCATAGGAAGGGATATCTCCCAGTTTCATATACTTCGCATGATACTCGATCAGCTGTGTGCGTAACAGGAGCATGGTGCCTTTGCTGTTTGCATCCCGGTCTTTCTTCTGATTCTTTAAGAGCCAGACGATATAGCCTAAAAGTACCGGTAATACAATAGTATATGTCTGCATGAGTATTTCTTTCACTTTTTCACTCTTTCTCCGACAGTTGCGCCGGCGCAATTTTGTTAAAATAAAAAGAGCCGTTCTGGCTCTGCTCTGATTCTTTTCATATAGTCTCCTTAAGCTGCAGTTACCTGCCAGTCAAACTCTAGGTTTGGTGTTCCTGTTACTATAAAACTATTGGAATCTTTTTGGAAAATATAAATATCTCCCTGTCCATATTTTGTAAGAGTAATGTAGTATTGGCTTTCTATTGTATCGAGTAAGATAATGCATTTGCCATCTTCACTTAAAATTCCATGGCCATGTTCCGGATAAAGTTGCTGGATAGCCGCAACCATATATGGAATTAACATACGTTCATTCCAGTCTTCCACCTGATCATTCTGATATCGGGCAGCTGCAGGCAACAGATCATTCATATCTTCTGCATAGAAACCTGGAATTGGTTTATTGTACATCCTATCTTTTTTCGAAAGGTAGCCTTCTTTATATTCAAACCAAACCACCGGTATCTTCCAAAACATGTCAATATCAGTTTTATCCATATATCGAACATGTTTTTTATACCTTTTCGATGAAGATGGTGCATAAGCTAAAGTTGCTCCATCAGATGCAAATACTACATGTCCACCCTGCGAGTAATGTACACAATTAAAAAGTTTTGGCGGCTCTGTAAATGATGCAATACCATTAAAGGTTGTAGTCCCATTAAATGTTGTTTGATATTTAAACGCAATCATTGAACCAAAGTATACACTCGAATTAAGATTAACATCCGCATTAAAGTCAACAGTATCTGTAAATGTAACCGGATCTATAAATTTAGCTGGATCTTCAATTTTGATTTCTTTTCCTGCCTGCAGGTGCAAATAATCCACACCTTTTAGTGAAGCATGACGTGCATTATCAGAATAATACGCCGACATATCCAAAAGTCCAGTTTGTGTATCACCCATATATCCTTTAATAACGCCTTCTTCTACTTTTGTAATCTTATAGGAACTATACCAGGCTTGTTTTGTTTCAAAACTACCTTGTATCGCAGCTCCTGTACAGGTCAATTTTCCAGCTTCAGTCATAGAGGAATAATCACTCTGCCACATTATTTTCTTGGCCTGCAGGCGAATGCTGTCTGCTGATTGCTCTATCAGGGAACTTACTTCTGATTTGGTGACCGTTTCTATTCTCTGCCAGAAAGATGTATTCGTACCTACAGCAGGGCCTGTACATTTCCAGAGCTGATTGACGTTATTTCCATAATTGCCATGACTGCTCTCCGGATATGTTTCAGCGCTCAAAATTGTTGCTGTATATCCAGGAAGTCCATCTGCTGATCCGGTCTTTGTTCCAGCTCCCTGAGTAACAGAATCAATCTTGAATCCATAGAAAGAATCCTGACTGCCATCTGTATGCCAGTATACATAGAATTCCTGAGTTGGTACATAAACAGTCGCTCCTGCAATACTGGTTCCACCCAGCTTTGCAGCACACTTCATCGTTCCATTATCATTATAAAAAATTTTCACATAGTCATAAGTTGTACTCTCTGTCCTACAATTTTCTGAAAACTTTATGATAAGGCCTGTATCACCGTAAAAATACCTGTAGGTATTTCCTGTAGTAGTTTGGATATAGATGTCTCCATTATGCTGTTTTTTCAGGTCCTCTGTTGTCCAGGAAGATGCCGGGGCATTACTGGTTGTTGGAACATCCAGGCCATAGAAATTACCGTTTTTCTGGTCTATAGTTTCTCCTAAAGATTCCACTCGGGATGTTATTTTATTGGCAGATACCTCAATAGCAGCATTCATCGCTGCCGTAGTTGCATAGCTTTTTAATGTATCATTCTTTACATAGCTTTCAGAAACTGCCAAGGAAATGCTGTCAGCTGACTGCTTTATTGCTGAATTCATCTCTACGGTTGTGCTGTATTTCTTTAATTTCTCATCTGTAGATTCCTGGGCAAGTTTTAAAGCTTCTTCCTGGGCTGCCTTTGCGGCATCCTGTCCCGCTTTCGTGGCTGTGGTCTGCGCATCTGAAGCATATCCTTGTGCCTGCTGCCTTAGAGTTTCCTGCGCAACTGTCAAATTTTCAGTTGTTGCATATGTCTTTGATACTGTAGTTGATAAGCCGTCTACGCTGGCTTTTATTGCTGCATTCATCGCCTCTGTCGTACTATAATTTTCTGACAGTCTTGTATTTACTGCAGTAATGTTCGCAGATAAACCATCTACTCCTCTCTTGTATTCCGCTACTTTTGCATCAAGAGCGCTGTACTGACCAGTTACCGTATCATACTTTGTTGTCAGATCCGAGAAGCTTTCTGTCAGACCAGATACATCCATCTGAACACTTGCTAACTTGCTGTACATGGTTTCTTTACTGTTCTGTAATTCAACCAGTTCACTCTCGCTGATCAGAGCTGAAATCTTTCCCTGAGTAATAGAAATACTTGTTTCGTTTGCCTGAAAACGTTTCAGGATGGCATCCTTGGCATATATGTTGATTTCCTTTTCAAATATCACACCGCCTTCCTCCTTTTCTGGAAAAATCCATAATAAAAGACATCCTGGATGGATGCCTTTTAGCATAGGTTTTTCTTTAATCAAATAGTAAGACGTTTATGCCTATAAAATTTTTAACGTGCTCTGATCAAACATTAGATTTAATAAATAATCCGACAAAATTATTTGATAAGCAATTTCAAGATACGAAAAGTGCAATCGCTTACGGTATTATTTTCAATGATAACACAGGAACATCCATATTCGGAGGAGGAATATCTTTTATTATTGGATATACCTATTTATCTGATGATTATGGATCGCAGTTAGTTATAAAATATAATACACTCAGTTTAAAAATTCGATGTAAAATCGAAGGTGCATGGGGTGAGCTTTTAAATATAAAATAGTAATACGCCCCGAATTAAATTCAATGGGAACATAAACAGAATGACCTTCCGTTCAGGTTCGAATGGGATAAGTAATGTTTATTTCGATTTTTATACAAATGACGGAAAACGCACAACTATCAGCTTTTATACAGATGGATCAAATGGTATGCAAATGTTGAAAGACGACACCGCTATATGGACTATGAAGCCATAATAATTCTCAGCTTAAATAGTAAGGCGTTAATTTATACTCCAACTATATCAACTAGCGTATCTGAGTATCTTAAAACACTTTCAGAAAGAAAAACTCATTATTTTCGTACGGAGTCTGGTGCCGATGGCAATCCTTATAAAATGGGTAGTTGCTTTTTTATAATTTATATTATTAATAGGTCGTCAGATGGAATTGGTTTTGCCATCAATCATAGTTCAACAGCGTATTACATGAGACTTGCAACAGGAGAAATACATTATATCGCTTTATCTTAAATAGTAAGACAGAACTTAAGGTTATTACTACTACCTCAGGAGAATATACTTTAGTTCCAGGTCAAATAACACCATATGAAGTCCCTGTACCATCTAAAGATGGATATGAGATAGTAAGTAAATTGTATTCTTTTTCTAATGGAGCAGTTATTTATGTAAATCCAAATGGATGGGCATCAAACATTACCAATATAAACAGGACATGTACTTTTAGTACAATATGGCTTTTACGTAAGAAATAAAATAGTAATAAGGTCTCATATACAAAATACAAAATTATCGATCCGGAAAAAGGATTTTCACTTACATTAGACGATGCAAGTATATATCTAATTTGTTGTACTGGAATTGATGCGGATAATGTTAGGAACATTGGTTTCTCCGTGGTTATTAGTAGATCATCAAGCAACACTAAAGGAGGTATACTGAACATTAAAACAGAAATTCCTCAAGCAACACTAAGTTTGGAAAAAGATGTATTAAAATGTACGTCTACTGTATGGGCTAGAATTTACGTAATCAAATTATGAAATAGTAAGACGTTAGCACCAAGAGGTAATATTACGGAATCATTGGATAATTATAAAACGACAGACGGTACACATCTTCCAGGCGTATATTTAATCAATGGACATGATGTATTTGGAGACGGAAAAAATAAATGGGGCATATTAATATTATTTCAATATATTAATCTCCAATTAATGATAATTGAAGGTGGAAACATATATTCTAGGGATTGGTCTGGAAATCCTCTTCATTGGACGAACTGGAAAATTTTTTCTAACTCCAATATGGCATAAAATTTCCCTCTTCCCATTTCCTCTAATAATACCCATTTCAAAATGCTTCCATTTTCTGCTATTATTTTCAACATTTCTTATCACGCAAAATAGACCACCATTTCTGGCAGTCTCAAAAATTCCGTATGAAATCGTTCCTGGTTATGAAATGTATCGTCTGAAGGATGCTTTTACATTCTCTTCACTGACTGTTACGTACATCATCGTTGTATCCGGTTTTTGATGTCCTGCATACATTTGAATTTCCTGTAAAGGGATTCCTCTGTTGCCTGCATCTGTCAATAATGTTCTCCTGAACTTATGTGGATGAGCATGAATCTCTGTCTTGTTTCCTAAAGTCCTGAGCATGGACTGTATTGCCTGTTTGCCCAATCTTGTATGTGGTTGCTTGTTGCTCACAAATAGAGCTGGATTATTATCTTCTCTGGTAGACAGATATTTCTGCAGGTGATATGCGCAATCATCTGTCAGGTATACTCTTCTCTCCTTTTTGCCTTTTTCTCCATATATGATTACCTCTTTGTTTCCCCAATCTATATCCTTTCGGTCCAGTCGCACCGCCTCTCCTATTCTGGCTGCGGTACTGTATAAAAACGCCATAATCGCTATATCTCTCTGGCATCCGGCATTACAGCGTAGATGCTCCATTTCAGCTTGTGAGAATGGTTTCTTGATCATTCTTGGTACCTTGATTTTCTTGAGTCTTCGCATGGGATTTCGGGATATGTATCCTTCATCACTGATCCATGCAAAGAAACTGCTTAGATACCTTCTGATTGTATCCATGTAGCTCATGGAGATCTTGCGCTGTTCCTGATACATGGCCAGATAATAGCGGATGTCATTTGTTGTGATGTCCTGTAGTCTCTTATTCAGAGATGTAACCAACTTGGTTACACAATCCTTATAACGTTCTAATGTTCCTATGCTGCAGTTTTCTATTCGTTTACTGGCAATAAACGTTCGGAGAATTTTTTCCCAATGACTCTCTGATGTAACCAGCTGAGTACATTCCTGCTGCACTTCAATTCCATGAAATTCTATCGCCATTACATTCTCTAATTTCTGTAATTGCTCATTTGACAGAATTTCCTGCATTTGTTCCAGTATTCTATTCTGGATTTGTTCTATATTTGTCAAAATAATGCACCTCCTACAGGGCAATTCTGCCATATAAGAGGTACCTTTACAATTTGTTCATCCCTAAATTAAATGGGAAGTGCATTATCTTTTTTTACCAGAGTGCGACCCACGAAAAGGTTCTT